TCAAGGTAATCGAGTTGCGAGATGCCAAGCATATCGATAGAGAAGTTCTTACGACCTTTGATAAAGATCTCACGTTGCGACACAAGTTTCCAAGGCGACAACAACTTCACAAATTTCTCACCCATAATACGATTGATACGATTATGGATGTATGGCATATCGAACAGTTGACAGTTCCACCCTGTAACTACATCAGGATAGTTCTCCTGCCAATACTGTAGGAAGGCACCCATCATAGTCTCCTCAGACCTGAAGTGCATGTAGTCAACCATGTTGTCCTGGTTGTTAAAAGGACGGGCACCAAAGACCGTTATACGACCTGTGAAGGAGTCCTTGATACTGATAGCAAGGATCTCTTGGTCCGCCGTCTCGATGTTAGGGAACCCGTTCTCAGCAGCAGTCTCGATGTCAATTGTAAAGACACGGATCTTGGTGCTGTCAAACTTCAGTTCCTCTTCAGGATGCTGCTCCGCAATATACTGATACAGGAAACGAGAGTTTCCATAGATGTCAAAATCATCTACCTCTTTGTATTGTTTGATGAACTCACGAGCATCATTGATAGAACCAAACTTATGTGGTTCTACACAATCACCTTCTAGTGTTTTCCACTCAGAATAATTCTTACTAGGCAAATACATCGTGGGGTTGAAAGGAACCCTCACGCTGTAGCGATTGCCATTCTCATAACCACGGACAAGCAGACGATTGCCTGCTTGCTCAACACTAGTGTAAAACTTCATTCAAGAGATTCGATATAACGAGCAAGTAAAGACTTGCTTGGATTAGTCACAACAGTCAGGTCAGAAGACCTAACGTTGAATTCACGTTCAGCAGCATGAGGAGCCCATTGATTTATCTGACCTTCACAGTCTACCACATAGGGTTCGATCATCCACACATCAGGGTCACCTGGTATACTGTCCCCCTCAGCAGGTTCTACCTGAGCGATGATCCACTCATTCTGTAGCTTGATCAGGTTCGCTGTTATCTCCATTAGTATCCTCAGTAAAAAATAATTCTTTGTCGGTAATACCATACTGCGCTAATTCAGCAGTATAGTTAGTAAGAATGTTATCATCGGGGTAAGTAACACTAATGATATGATCTCCAGTTAACTTAAACTCTTGAACTGGTGTGTAAGGACACCACCGTGTATACGAGATAGGAATTGTTCCATCATCATTTGGATCCCCAAGAGAAAGTGAAAATGGATACATCATTCTATATCCAACAATATTTTTTGTATCGTCTTGGACTTCACCAAAGAGACAAAGAATTGTTTCTTTAGTATCTAGAATAACTAAACGAATATTATGATTCGTCCTCAGTTGTGGTGCTTCCTGTGTCTGTTCCGTCATTTTGCTTTGCTCGTTTTTCTGTGATTTTATTTTCATATGCTTCTTGTAGACCTGGTTCGGGATTGCTGATTGTCATGATGCAATCATAAGGCATCTTGAATTGCCAGTCTGAAGAATAAGGATTCCACTTACTAAATTTGATTTGATATTCCATACCATACTCTTCAGTAAGGTATTGAGGATTACCACCTTCAAGATTCAATACATATGGTTCTTCCATAAGAAGACAGACTCCACGTTTGTCGTCTCCCTCCCCATCAAAGATTTCTTTCAGTTCAGCAATAACACGATCGCCAGTTTTCAAAGTTAGGATTGATACTGCCATAGTTATTATGAATTCTTTCTAAGTTTAGCATTAAAAAAAGGCACCGTCAAGTGCCTTTCGTTTTTATTTAGAACCAAGTCTTTCGTTTCTGTTTCTCTGGTAGGTTCTTAACCAGAATAACTGTGAGAAGACCGTCTTCAAATTTTACTTCTTCCACTTCTACATCATCTGCCATTTGCCAGTTGCGAGCAAAGGTTCTGTATGAGATTCCCTTATGAGAATATTTACGTTCTTTATCTGGTGGTGCTTTATTAGCAGATACTGTTAGAACATTTCGTTCTGTTGTAACTTCAATATCTCCTCCTGAAAATCCTGCAAGAGCGACTTCCAGCAGGGTTCTGCCATCATGTCCGTCCACCACATTGTACGGTGGGTAATTAGATCCACCTCCTGCAATAGCTTCAAGTCTGCTGAATGTTTCATTGAATCCGATTGAGTAGGGAGTATAAGTTTCCCAGTTGATATTTACCATGTCCTTTAATAAGCGACGTTAACTCTAAGACCCCGAAGGCATCTTGGCGTAAAAGGGGGGTGTCTCCACCCCGAACCTCTCACAGTATTATTTAACGATAACCGTTTATACTTTAATAACGGTTTTCCTTATTAAAGATTGCGGTTTACTCTACCGTAGTCTTCTTACGACCGATATTATATTTGGATTCAAGTGTCCATTCACCTTTCTCTCTGAAAGATAGAACTTTAATTTGATTCAAAGGAGCAAGATCAGTAATTGCTTCAATGTTAACAACAGAAATTAATCCCCAATCACTAAGCAATTGGATGATACGATTACGACGCTGGACATCATTCAATGACAAGTTAGTATTCTTACCGTCAAGAGCAAACAACTCTTTGAAGTGAACAATATAATACTTACCTTGTTTATGTAAAATGTGACAGGACTGATAGATCTTTTTTTCTTTACGAGAAGCAACACCAATACGTGTTAGAGTTTCCCTAACTTTAAGAAAGTCATCTGGTTCACCAAGAACCACTTCGACCATATCAGTTTGTTTCCACTGGATTATAGTTTCATCATTCATGTTCTTCCACCTTTATTCAATACCTTGGTAATATGATCTAACTGATCCTTGGTAAGAATCCTGAGTGCCTGGAGTGCTTTATCGTCATTATAACCATAATACTCTTTAACTACTTCAAGATAATCAATAGAATCTTTTCGTGCCCAAGGAGAGAAACGCTTCCTCGGTTTCACACTATTTAGTAAAAAGTCATATTGCAATTTCTTTGGTAGATGAGAATTTTTATTCATCTCATTTACGTATAAGATAGTATCAGTGAAAGAAGACAAGCACCTGTTAACAATATAAGGAGGATACCCTCGCTCACCATCAGCGTCATCATTTAGGATACTTTTTTTCGATTGGTTAATTGAGTACAAGTAGTCTTTCAATTGATACATTATTAAATCCAGTCAGGTTTGTGGTGTGGTAATCGTAGGTAGTTATCTTTTACCCAAGGTTTAGATGCAATATACATCTTATAAGCAGTGAAGATATCAATGCTTGTATCATACTTATACTCGTCAGGTCCTGCAAAGACAAAAGGAGTATGGTCATCCAATGATACTTTGGGAATGATTTCGTCAGCAGCAAGGAGAGTCAAGAAACAAGTATGGACTTTGCCATATCGTGCTGCATACTCCTCACATAAAGCAAACCCATGCTGCAGCAACCAGCGAGCATTGGATACGGTCTCGTTTGCCCACTTAGTGCAGGGGTGATTACGGAATGCTCCCTTGTCCGTAGCATAGGGATTACCGTCTGCCTTAGGTATTGTGCCATAACCATGACCCCATTTGTCTGAGCAAACAATAGAAAGCATCTGACAAGTCTCTAAAGGCATCTTGACGATGTGCTTGTCAGGAAGAACCCGTGCTGATTTATAAGGAGACTCATCAGTGACAAAGATGTTCATTTAAATACAGCGGTTACACCAACAATCTTAGCGGTAGGATTTCTAGCAAGAGCAGTTTGTCTTGCTTCTTCATAATTACGAGCAATGACCTGCTCCTTAAACACGGTGCCCGATACGTAGAGGGTGACTTCACATTTCATAGTTTGCTAGGACGAGTTCCTTGCGATCTGCTTGATCTGTATTATAACTCCCCACGCTCCTCATGGTGTAAGTGTGTGCAAATTCAGCAGCTGTCCACCCCTTCTTAAAGCGATCCCGGATCAGTTGCGTTGAATTGTATGACACAAGTTGAGGACCGATAAAGCGATCACAGATAGCAGCAAACCCATCATGATCAAATCCTTTATGCATATTTCCTTTCTTACCATAGAGATTAGAACCAATCTCATAAGGAGGATCTAGATAAGTAAAAACATCTTTACTATCGGTAAGTAGTTCTTGATATCGAAGATTTGTAATCTTCCACTTCTTAATCATCAAGGAGTAGTCTGGAAGTTTATCAATGCCTCGCATCGAGAAATTGCTCTCTGACGCTTGCTTGCTGAAGGAACTGGATTCAGTGAGACCAGAAAAAGAGCACTTATTAACAACGTAAAAACTAACAGCACGAAATACATCGGATATCTGATCATCGTTCACTTTCTCCTTGGCGTCTAAAAATAATAGTTTTGCTGATACTGGTTCTGGATGACGTTGCTTAAGTTGAACTAACTCATCATGAAGTTCTTGTCCTTGATCCTGAAGCACTCGCCAGAAATTATAGAGGGGTTCATAAAGATCATTCACCCAGATGTCTAGGTGTGGATATCGTTTACCAATTTCCAATGCCACAGAACCACCACCAATAAATGGTTCGTGGTAATGAGTACAATTTTTTAGGTCAGGAATATACTGAAAGAGTTTACTCAGGGCACGACTCTTCCCGCCTGGGTATCTCAATGGTGTCTTTAATGACTTCAATGTCTGGGGCATGGTATTTAAGGTATTCACGAAAGATCATTTTCATTTCACGCTCTGTCATTCCACAATGAGCAGCAGCATGGGGTAGGTTCATTGTAGCATGAAACAATGCTTCATTTGCTTCCTGAACATTCTCTGGTGTAGTTTTTACTTTTGATGTATTCCCATTGTCTCTCTGGTTCTTTTTCGAGTCGCTCATACATTTCCTCCATCATAATAATTTTAGGTTCTTTCTCAATAAATTTGAGTAGTGTCATCGAAATTCACAACTCATCATAATCTCTGTCAGACATGCCAACATGTTGATCTCTTGATCAGGAACAATAGTAATGTCTTTCATATACTTAGCGATGATAAGAACAGCTTCAGGAATAGAAGCAGGTTTCAATACACCATACAAACTATCATAAACCTTACGCATCACCATACTGGGATCGTTATCAAGATGCTGAACTACCCACTTCTTTACATTAGTAAAGTCTTTCTTCTTCAGAGATGTAAGTAGAGTATCCAGATTAACATCTGCAACGTCAACCAAGATAGCAGAAGTAATACTCCCTGTGGCAGCATAACGCTGGCACTCGTTAATGAGACGACGCCAATCAGGATAATACCTCTTGACAAGTTTCGCGAGAACTTTATCTTCATACTCAACAT